CCATCACGTTCTGGAGGCATTCGGAGATGCCAGTCGGGCAGGTCGCCTTTTACCTGTTGAACGACCTTTCGGACAACGCCCCATATACCCGGATCACGACGCTGGAATGGGCGCTGAAGAAGATACGCGATGTCGTCACCTACGAGGGGGACTTTAAGTCGCTTCGATCTGAGGCAGAACAGAACCGCGCGATCTGGAAACTGGTAAACTCCGCCCTTCGGCCATCCACAACTCAACCGGTTGACGAATAAGGCGACACGTTGTCTATTCCGTGCGGGGCAGTTGGTCGTCCGGCGTCAGCCCGCCAACCACCCGAATTTTCGGATGCCGAGCGGCTGACCGAAAAATTCGCGTTTGCGAGATATTGCCCAAAATCGAGATGACAGGGGGCTGTCATGGACGGATGGATATCCGCCGCCGCTTTCCTGATCATCCTAGCCGTGGCGCTCTATGGGCTAATCCACAGCCCAACGGTTATCAGGCTGGTGGCTCACCTAGCCGTCACCAAGGAAGCGCTGGAGAAGCTTCGGCGCGCAATTGGGGAAGCCTGTAGCGATTACGATATGGGCCACATGGCCCCCGCGGACGCCGAGGACGAGCTAGCCGAACGCGCTAGGCACGCCATTGGCCGCACGCTGGCAGAGATCAACCCGAAGCAGCCTGTCGCGGTGACAGCAACCTGGCCCCCGGAGCAGCGGGTTATCATCACGGGCGATATCGCCGTAATTGCCCCATCAATCGGGGTGCTTTTGCTCGGCCCGCACTCCAGAATCGAGCCCATTACCGTCCGCGTAAAGCGCGCTGGGGTCGTGAAATTAGACAATCGCCCGCCCATCAAGGCCGTATTCGACGCCATCCACGAGCCTCCCCCGAAAGAAGCTGCAGCGGCCGGCAAGAAGGCCCTCCCGATCAAGCGGGCTGATCCCATTCGCAGAACGCTGCCGCCCAAATAACAAACGCCGCCCCATTTCTGGAGCGGCGCAAGCTTTCAGGACGAACCGGCTCAGTCATTTGCCGCGATTAGGTAGGGTGTGAATCCCTGCGGCGGCTTGGCCTTGGCGGCTGCTTTCGCAGCTTTTTCCTTGGCCTTGCGGCGTGCTTCACGTTCCTTCGCCTTGAGAGTTTCGCGAAGGGCTTCTTTCCGCTCTGTCTGACGGGCAAGGCGCTTGGCCTCGGCCTCCAGACGTTCCGCTTCGGCTTTCGCTTCGGCGGCAAGGCGGGCCTCGTAGACTTCACGGTCACGGCGGGCAATGCCTGCCATGGCAGCGATAGAGGCCAGTGCAGCGGCGTCCAGAAGGCCACCGAGCACAAGAACGAGCAGACTGTCAGCGAAGGGCTTATACCCATCCTTGGCGGTCTGGAGGGCATCCAGAGCGATCTTGCGATCCGCCTTGGCGACCTCGACGGCGGCAGACAGCGGGTTACGCCGCGCCGCGTCACGTTCAGCAGCTTCACGCCGGGTATTCCGGCAGGGGCTGCAATCGACATTCTCCGGCGCGAAAGCGTCCAGAGAGGCTTGGGCTTTGGTCAGGCGCTCCGTGGAGCGATCGACCTCGGCCTGCAGCGGTTGCAGCCCAGCCTCGTAGCCAGCCTTCGCAGGCGCTTCGAGGTAGAACTGGTAGGAATGTTCAAGGTTAGCGGCCTGGAACAGTCCGCAGATAACCAGAAGCGGGACCAGCCAATAGCTGGCGGCGTTCCGGCCTACGTGATCCGCGGTCATCATGATGACAATGGCGGTCAGCCCGGCGACGACGGCCATCGGATAGAAGGCCGGTCCTGACTGGACGTAGGAATTGACGCCAGCCGCTGCGACGGCGCCAACGAAGACTTTCACAGTCCAGATAGAGACTAGAAGGTTAGACGGTTTGGAATTAACAGATTTGGTCATTGGAAGAGTGCTTTCTTTCAATCACCGAGCGGCTGCTGAAACAGCGCAATCGGCGGGCCGGGGCGGGTAAACCGTACCCGGCCTTGGTTTGTGTGAGTTCGTCCTGACAATGAGAAACATCGGGGCGCTGAATCTCGCGCCGTAAGAGAAACCTAGCCGTTCGCGGTAAGCGTTTCGCCGTTACACAAGCAACCGATACGTGAAATGCATGCGGCAGAGTGTCGCACCTAAGCATTCGCCAAGCATAGGCGCACGATGGCCAGCAAGATCAACTTCAACAATCCGCGCCGTGGTCGTCAGCCTCGCGCGAATGCTTTGCTTCGTCTTGCCAGAACGCTTCGCCGCAAGCGCGTAGCCTACGAGCGCGCCATAGTCTGGGACACCATGAAGCTCCTCAAGCGCCAGATCGCGCGCATGGAGGCAGCAGCCAAACGGCATGACGTGCCGCTAGCTGCAATGGACCCGCTGCCGGCGCTGCCAGTTTTGCCGGGAGCCGACTGGGTTGAGCATCGGCAGGCAATGGGCGAACTGCGCCCCGTCGTGAGGCCCGCGCCCGAACCAATCCAGGCCACGGCGTAAAGTTCAACTGGGAGGCGGTCAGGTAAGGCTGACGCTCCCGCACCTATTCAGGACGGTAAAGCGTGGCGCTTGGGTCAATCATCAAAAGCCCAATCGGCGCGCTCGCATCTGGTGGCGTAGCCGGGTCATCGGTCTACCCGTTTGTGAATGCTGAAGCGCTTACGCTTGTCTCCGCAATGTCCGTGGCGCCGACATTTGCGCGCAAGGCGCTGATTGATGCGCTCATTACCAGCCTGAAGGCTGACGGCATCTGGGACAAGCTGGATATCCTCTACATTCTCGCAGCCCACGATGCGCAGGCTGCGCGCCTGAACTGGAAACTACCCGGCACGCGGACGGCGACCGAGACCGCGACAGTCACTTTCACCACTGACAGGGGCTATGCTGGCGACGGCGTCGCTGGGGATCTGAACACCACATACAACCCATCCACGCATGGCGTTAATTTCCTTCAGGACTCTAACACCCTGTTCCTGTGGTCCCGCACCATCGGCCAATCGACTATCGCGCCGCTTGGCAATCGTAGTGCTGTGGGCTCGCATATCCACCCCCGCAACGCCTCTGACCAGTTTGCCTACAGGGTGAGTCAGACCGCCGCCACGACGACCACCGCCAACACGGATGGCACCGGCCTGTTCGCCGCCAGCCGCACCGGAGCCACATCAACACAAGGCTATCGCAACGGCGCGACCCTCGGCGCGGCAGGATCGACGGCCAGTGTTGCGCTCAGTAACTCGCCAATCTCGTTCGGACGTTACGGTGGAGCCTTTTTCTCGACGGTTCAGGGTGCAGCAATCGGCGCAGGCGGCGCGCTGAACGGAACCGAGCACGCCAATCTCTACACCCGCCTCAACACCTACATGACGGCTGTTGGCGCTTAATCAGAAGGAATTGCCGGCATGGCTAACAATGCAACAGCCACGCTGGACGCCGACGCCGAAGTTTGCGGCCCGCTCAGCGCCATCAATGACCAGCGCATCAGCTTCCACATTGTCATCACGGGCACAATCACGGTCTCGGTTCAGCGCCGCATCAATGGCGGGACGTTCGTGACAATCACCAAGCCCGACGGGACAACGGCGGCAAGCTATACCGCCAGCGCATCATTTGTGGCTGATGCTCCTGGCGATTACCAGATGATCGCCTCGGGAACCGCTGGGGGTTCCGCTGTCTGCAACATGCTCGTCCATCGCTAATCTGAATCCCAGCCCCAAGGAGTAGCCCCCGTGTCCATCAAGCAGCGTTTTCGCCGCAATGACCCAGCCCTGAACCGGGTTGCAAACGTATCGACCCGTCTGATCCCTGCGGGCGCAACCCTGACCATGACGCAGGATTTGCACGAGGGCCGGATCATCTGTCTCGATACGGCAGCAGGCTCGGTCGTAACGCTTCCGACATCAACGGGCAACGGCGCCTGCTATCGCTTCCTGATTACCGTCACGGCGACCTCCAACAGCCATGTGATTAAGGTCGGCAACGCAACCGACGAGATGCGCGGCTTTGTCATTCAGGACAGCGACACGGCAACCGCCCCGAATACGTGGTGGGCGGCTGACAACGACGATACGATCACGCTCAACCGCACATCGACCGGCCTTGCCGCACAGGGCGAGTATTTCGACATCGTGGACGCCACCTCCGGCCACTTCTTCGTTCGCGGCTATTCCCAAGCCAGCGGCACGGAAGCAACGCCGTTCAGCGCAACGGTCTAATCCATGGCCTATGTGCGCCCCATCATCCGCGTCAGGGAGAACAGCCGCAGAATAATTCGCGGAGGTCTCTGGGACGCTGTACTGGGGCGCACGGTCATCCAGGCAACCGCAGACGAGGCATTCAAGGTCAACGTGGACTTCACCGATATCCTCGACGGCGGGACAATTACCGCCGCTGTCGTAGCTGATAGCGCGACAGTCTCTGCCTCGGTATCATCCGGCGTTGTCATCCTGACCTGTTCAGCGATCGGAAGCGCCTCAGACGTGGACCTTACCGTCACATTCTCGGACGGGCGCATCCAGCAAGAGTTCCTGCTCTTGCGCGACCCCTTCCAATGGAACCGTGAAGACTACGGCCCTGTCCGAGTAGCCCAATGACCGAGTTCACCAAGGAACTGGAAGCCAAGGCTTACGCGCTGGTCTCGGACGAGATCACGCTCGACCTGTTTAAAGCGTGGTATATCGGAGCCGCTGCCAAACGCTCTGAAGCCACGCCAGCCCGCAAAGACGGTGAGTTCTCCGACTATTACAAAGCCGAATACGAGCCCATGGACGGCGCAATGGAAGCCCATCACCGCAAGCTCATGGGATCAGGGGATCGGTAATGGCTGACGGAGAAGGCAAAGCCCTCACCGAGCAGCAGGAACGGTTCTGCCAAGCCATCGTTGCGGGAATGAACCAGACTGACGCCTACAAGGCTGCTGGATACAAAGGCGCTTACAAGTCCATGAAGGACAATGCGGCGCGGCTGATAGCCAATGATAGCGTAGCGCAACGAATTGCCGAACTCCGCAAACCAATAGCCGCCAAAGCCGCTGTGACGCTCGCCTGGCTCATTGAGCAGGCCCAAGAGGTACTGGCAGCGGCCAAGTCAGACAGCGCGCACGCGGCCTCCATAGCCGCAATCAAGGAACTCGGGATTCTGAGCGGCGAGCGCGTCGAAACGCGCCACAATCTGAACCAGGATACGAATGAGCCAAGCGACCTCAGCCGCGCGGACCTTCTCGATATCGCCAGAGCAGGCCGCAAGGGAGTTGCTGCGTCGGGAGATGGCGCAGGAAAGCCTGATCGGGTTCACAAGGTACACTAAGCCCGATTACCAGCCGGCAGGGCATCACAAGCTGATTGCCGAGGCGCTGGAACGGGTTGAGCGTGGCGAGTGCAAGCGCCTGATGATTTTCATGCCTCCGCGGCATGGCAAGTCCGAACTGGCATCAAGGCGCTTCCCGGCGTGGTTTCTGGGGCGGAACCCCGATCGATCGATTATCGCAGCAAGCTACAACAGCGAACTAGCGACAGACTTTGGCCGTGAAGTCCGCGACATTGTCGGGAGCAAGCTTTACGCGAACGTCTTTGATGCGCGGCTGTCGGAGAACAGCCAAGCTGCTGGACGCTGGCATACGAGCGGGCGAGGCGGGTACGTCGCAGCCGGCGTCGGAACAGCGGTTACGGGTCGCGGTGCTCACGTCCTGCTGATCGATGACCCGTTCAAAGATCGGGTTGAGGCGGACAGCGAGACGACGCGCGAGAAGGTTTGGCGCTGGTATACGTCAACGGCTTATACCCGCCTTGAAGGCGATGTGGCGGCCTCTGTCGTGGACGATGACGACATCTGGCAGGATTTCCAGCGGGAGATAGTCGCAGGCGAGGCTGAGCCCTTCGAGGGCGCCATTGTGTTGATCATGTGCATGACGGGCGACACGCCCGTCTTGATGGCGACAGGCGTTGAAAAACCTCTCCGTGATGTTCGCCCCGGCGACAGGGTGGCAACCTACGAAAACGGTAGACTATCGGAATCCACGGTACGCAATTGGATCAACCAAGGTCCTGATCGCGTCTTTGAAATCAGGATGAAATCAGGTATCACTGTCAGAGCAAACGCAAGGCACCCGTTCCTTGTGGACGAAGACGGTGAGCAGAAATGGCAGCGAACGGATTCGCTAAAAAAGGGCAGCGTCATCCTTCGGGCCATTGGGGGAAATGGAAGGGCGCCAACTGCGACACTGCAGGATGCGACAAGCCAGCCAAGTGTAAGGGCTTATGCATGTCGCACTACAACAAAGCCCGTTGGCGCGATGGGGTTCGACCTCCTTCGGTCAACCCTAGGTCGCGTCGTGACGCGCACTTACGCCATCGCTACGGGGTTGGCGTTGCGGACTATGAGCGCTTGTTTGCCGAGCAAGGTGGCGTATGCGCAATCTGCAAGCTTCCCCCAAGCAACAAGAACACACGCGCGCACTGGAACAACAAACTTTGCGTCGATCACTGCCACGATAGCGAGGTTGTTCGCGGCCTTCTCTGCAATGACTGCAACCTCGCGGTCGGATACGGAAAAACAGAGGCGGTCCTGCGCGCAGCCGCTGAGTACGTTCGAGATAACGCGAGACGTCGTCGTTGAGGTTGTCGATGCTGGCGTTGAAGATGTCTTCGACGTTCAGATCGATCGCACCGAAAACTTCATAGCCAATGGCTTGGTAAGCCATAATACCCGCTGGAACGAGGATGACCTCGCCGGCCGCCTGATCGCAGCGCAGGCCAAGGGCGGCGACCAATGGGAGAAGCTGGACCTTCCGGCGCTTTCTGAAGATGGCAAGGCGCTCTGGCCTGAGAAGTATTCAGCGGAACGGCTTGGACGGATCAAGGCGGCAATCGGGCCGCGAGACTGGACGGCGCTTTATCAGCAACGGCCCGCACCCGAAGAAGGCACATTCTTCCAGCGTGGCTGGTTCAAGCGTCACGCTCGCAAGCCTGATGTCTACAACGTCTACATCACCAGCGACTACGCGGTGACGGAAGGCGGCGGCGACTACACGGAACATGCGGTCTGGGGCCTCGATCCCGACAACCGGCTTTTCATGCTGGATTGGTGGCACGGGCAGACAAGCTCGGACGTGTGGATTGAGCGCCTGCTAGACCTGATTGAGCGCTGGAAGCCGCTTTGCTGCTTCGGGGAAAAGGGCGTGATCGAGAAGGCGGTTCGTCCGCAGCTTGATCGCCGGATGATGGAACGCAGGGTCTACTGCCGCATGGAATGGCTTCCCAGCATTGCGGACAAGCCGACGCGGGCGCGCTCGTTCCAGAGCCGCGCTGCCATGGGACTTGTAAGCCTGCCTGAGACTGAAGACGGAGAGCGCGTGTTATCGCAACTGCTGACATTTCCCGCAGGCAAGCATGACGACGCCGTCGATGTGTGCTCGCTGATGGGCGCTGCGATCGACCAGGCGCATTCCGGGATTGCCGCAGTCGTGAATGAGCGCACTGGCTCGCGCAATGGCTATGCCCCTGTCCGTGAAAGCGGAGGCTCTTCGTGGAGGGTGTAAGCGAAGAGGCGGAAGCCCAGAGCGAGTTCAAGG